ACGACGCTCTTCCGATCTAGCACAAGATCCAGATGCATGTGTGAGACCATTGATCAAAGATTGGTTGGAATTTAATGCACCCGAAGCACTAGAACAGTTGGATTTTGGCGACATGGTGGATGACCCGGAAGCAGCCCAAGGAGGTGACCAAACTGCTCCGGAAGCGGAACCAGCACCAGTTGATCCAGCAGCGGCTGTACCTGCAGAAGAGCCAGTACCGCAGGAAGCTGTGGATCCAGACAATCCAAGAGACTACGAACGACCAGCAGTGGATCGTAAGAAGTCAGGACAATCACCACTGACTATGAAAGATATAGAATACAAGGATGACAAGCCAAAACGTGATTTTGAAAAGAGAAAAGAAAGATTGAACACTGAAGAATTAGCAGAGTTTATTACATCATTTTATGATCGTGATACAGGCACATTCCCCAAAGGCCCAGAAGGCGTTGCTATTATGGTAGGCAAAAAGTTTGGTGAACAGGCTGAACAAGTTGCTCGCAAATTTGTAGAAAGAATGGCACCACAACAACAAGATCCACAGATTGCAGAACTATCACGTATTAGAGAATTGGCAGGCTATTAAAAGTTTCGTCGCAGTTAGATCGGGCACTTAGGTGCCCTTTCTTTTGGCTAAATGAAATCAAACTTTTATGTAAACGTTTAGTCCTACTAAAGCGTTATATATATACGTAGGGAATATTCTTTACGTAAAAACAACCTAAAGGAAACTTTAAAATGAAATCAATCGCAATCGTAGTAGCATCATTGTTCGCTGCAACTGTATTCGCTGCAGAACCAGCTAAGGCTCCTGCTACTCCAGCAGCACCAGCTAAAGTAGAAGCCAAGAAGGAAGAGAAAAAGCCTGCAAAAAGTGAACCTGCTAAGAAAGAGCCAGCTAAAGCAGACGCAAAAGCCGCTACTCCAGCGAAGTAATTTTGGATTAGATGATAGTGACTTCATCGTTGATGATGAAGTCACATTTGGCCGCAATCTAAAGGCTCGAACCTTTGGTAAGGTAGTTGATGAAGATGAACTATCGGACTATGTAAAGTTTAGATTATGGCTAGCTAGGCAACGGGCAATGGCGAAGTATAAGGAAAAGTGGGCTTGACCCGCTTTTTCTTTTGGCAAAATAAAATCGAAAAACTAGCAGATAATCGTTGACCTTGATAAATAAAAAGCGCATAATAAAACGTGTGCATAAGGCATATAAACATTTTAGGCATAACATAGGAGGCATTTAAAATGGCAACATTATCAGAAATCCGTGCTAAACTTCAAGAAGCACAATCAAAGTCCACAGGACAATCCACCGGCGGTGGAGACAACGCAATTTACCCACATTGGAACATGCAAGAAGGCAAAGAAGCTGTCGTACGTTTCTTACCTGATGGCAATCCCAACAACACATTCTTCTGGGTAGAACGTGCAATGATCAAACTGCCGTTCGCAGGAATCAAAGGCGAAACAGACAGTAGGTCAGTTCAAGTGCAAGTTCCTTGCGTGGAAATGTACAACGACGGCACAGCATGTCCAATCCTTTCAGAAGTGCGTGGTTGGTTCAAAGACAAGAGTCTAGAAGAAATGGGTCGTAAGTATTGGAAAAAGCGTAGTTACATTTTCCAAGGCTTTGTTGTTGAAGATCCACTCAAGGAAGACAAACTCCCAGACAACCCTATCCGTAGATTTATCATCGGACCTCAGATCTACGCTATTATCCGTAGCGCATTGATGGATCCAGAATTGGATGAGTTGCCAACAGACTTCTTGAAAGGTCTTGACTTCCGTATTGCTAAGACATCGAAAGGTGGCTTTGCTGACTACTCTACTTCAAAGTGGAGCCGTCGTGAGCGTTCGCTAACAGATGTAGAATCTGCAGCAATAGAATCACATGGTCTGTTTGATCTCAGCGGATTCTTGCCAAAGAAACCCACTGATGTAGAACTCAAGGTCATGAAAGAAATGTTCGAAGCTTCTGTAGATGGTGAAGCTTATGATATGGAACGTTGGGGTCAGTATTTCAAACCAGCAGGTATGAGTCAAGCCACTGGAGATCCTAACAAGCCAGCTGCCAGAGCAGCCTCTGCACCAGTCGATGAACACATTGACGATACCCCAGCCCCAGCAGTTAGTGCTGCTCCAGCTGCCGCAGCTCCCGCAGGTGACAACAGTCGTGCGCAAGACATCCTTGCCATGATTCGCAATCGTCAGAAGCAGTAAGACTAAACATAGAGTGTGGGGCAACTCACACTCTATTCTCAACAGGGTAAAAAATAATGGCAAGAACACAAAAAATTAATGAGAACTTCTCTCTGAGTTTTAACAGTAGAGAAGATCAAACAGGGGACACTGTTGCCGATATCGATGTTAGATTCGACAACCCCAAGGACGATTCTGTTATAATTAACAGATTAAACACATGGCTAAAAGCAATCGGTCGTGAAGACATTGTCGTAAGTCCGAAGAAACTATCAAAGGGTGATCTATAATGGCAAAAGCATTTGATATTTCTAAATTTAGAAAGTCAATTACTAAATCTATCGACGGTTTAAGTATTGGCTTCAATGACCCAACTGATTGGGTCAGTACCAACAACTACGCATTAAACTATCTTATCAGCGGATATTTCGATAGAGGTATTCCATTAGGCAAGGTAACTGTGTTTGCTGGCGAGAGTGGTGCAGGTAAGAGTTTTATCTGTTCAGGTAACCTAGTTAAAAATGCACAAGCACAAGGCATTTATCCTATCTTGATCGATACAGAAAACGCACTTGATGAAAAATGGTTACACGCACTTGGAGTTGATACAAGTCCAGACAAGTTGTTGAAACTTAACATGGCTATGATCGATGATGTAGCAAAGACTATCACAGAGTTCATTGCAGAATATAAAACAATGGATGAAGCAGATCGTCCTAAGATCCTGTTTATCATAGATTCGTTGGGGATGTTACTGACCCCCACTGATGTTAACCAGTTCCAGGCTGGGGATATGAAAGGTGACATGGGCCGTAAACCCAAGGCATTGACAGCACTGGTTCGTAACTGTGTTAATATGTTTGGCGCTTACAATATTGGTATGGTATGTACTAATCACACATACGCAAGTCAAGATATGTTTGACCCAGATGACAAAATCTCAGGCGGTCAAGGTTTCATTTATGCATCTAGCATCGTTGTTGCTATGCGTAAATTGAAATTGAAACTTGATGCAGATGGTAATAAGACTACAACTGTACAAGGTATTCGTGCAGCCTGTAAGATCATGAAAACTCGTTACGCAAAACCATTTGAAAGTGTGCAGGTTGAGATTCCTTATGAAACAGGTATGAGTCCATATAGTGGATTAGTCGACCTGTTTGAAGCCAAAGGGTTGCTCAAGAAAGAAGGTAACAGCCTTGTATACATTACCAAAGACGGTGAGATCATCAAGCAGTTCCGCAAGGCCTGGGAACGCAATGAGAAAGACGGACTAGACATTGCAATGGCAGACATTTCTAAACACGGTGAAATTTCCACTTCTGAGATAACTACTACAGTTGAACCAGACTTGGAGGAAGCTCAATGAAAGAAGATTTAATTGCTGATCTATGGCATGTGGTAATTGGACATATTCCTGAAAAACAAAGACCGGATGTGGCCACTGATTTCGTAAACACATTGTTGGATTATGGTATTAAAGAAAGTGTGTTAGATAGTCTACAAGGAGTTGATCCTTTTCTCGACGAAGCTATCACATATGCTATCGACGGTGAAGAGATCGAAGAAGATGTAGACAGCTACGATGAAGAGGAATAAATGAATTGGTACGACAAGGTTAGTAAAGATATAAGCAACATTCCAGATGCTGCGGCCTATTATGAAGCTGAGTTAATCGAAGCAAAACAAGATGTCCGCATAGCGGGTAACATCGAGAAGGCAAGTTCGCAGATGCCCGGCATCGTGGAAGAACGCTTTAATCAACTTCAAGAAATTGAGGGCATCCTTGAGTACTTAAACATTGAACTTCGTAGACTTCGCAGTCAACATTTTCGCAAGTATTTGGAAAACTATCAACGAGCTTTATCTTCAAGAGACTGTGAAAAGTTTGTTGAAGGTGAAGCTGACGTTGTAGACTTTGAAAAAATTATCAACGACTTTGCCCTACTACGCAACAAATGGCTAGGCATTATTAAAGCACTCGACCAAAAACAATGGCATCTCAGCAACATTGTTAAACTACGAGTATCAGGCCTAGAAGACGCCAGTCTTTAAATACTAGATAATATACGCAGATAAATATCTGCATGAAAAAGATTGTTTTAGTCACAGGTGGATTTGATCCCCTTCATTCTGGGCACATTGCCTACTTCCAAGCAGCAAGAGAACTTGGAGACATGCTCCTTGTAGGTCTTAATTCAGATGCATGGCTTGTTCGTAAAAAAGGTGCAGCCTTTATGCCTCTTTCTGAACGAGCAGCTATCGTAGATAATATTAAATGTGTAGACGGTATTGTTTATGACTTTGACGACGCTGACGGCTCATCCAAAGGCGCTATACTAGACGTTAGAAAACAGTTTCCAGAAGATACGATCATCTTTGCCAACGGCGGCGATAGAACAGATAAGAATATTCCAGAAATGGATATTCAAGACACCAACCTAGAATTTGTGTTTAGTGTAGGTGGCGAGAATAAAATGAATTCTAGTTCCTGGATTCTTCAAGAATGGAAAGCTCCTAAAACCGAACGGCCGTGGGGGTACTATCGTGTTCTACACCAAGACGGAGCAGAAGTAAAAGTAAAAGAGCTTACAGTTAATCCTGGATGTAGTTTATCAATGCAACGCCATCAATATCGTCATGAACATTGGTTCGTAACTGAAGGAACTGCGACAATTAACACCCTGGATGCAGATGACAATACCGTGATGAAAAACTTTGTGATGAAAAATATGCAGACATATATCAGTAGAAAGGAATGGCATCAATTGGTTAACAAAAGTGACACCCCGTTAAAAGTTATTGAAATTCAATTTGGTGAACAATGCACCGAAGAGGATATTGAAAGAAAATGAAAAATTGGGTTTTCTTAAGTAAAGATGGAACAGACGAATACATAGGAAAATTAGCAAGATCCTGCGGAGGAAAAATAACATCTACAGATGATTTTGTCTATGAAGATTCAGACCAACCTATTATACTGCGTGGCATATTAAAACACAAAATAATGAAACGCTGTTGGGATGAAGGTCGCGATTTCTATTACATGGACACTGGCTATTTTGGCAATGAAGTTAATTCACAAAATCCCAACGGATGGAAATACTGGCATCGCATTGTAAAAAACAATCTGCAACATGATGAAATTGTATCAAGACCAGATGACCGATGGAAACAATTTAATAAAACTATTGAGCCTTGGAAAAAATCAGGAAGAAAGATTTTAATAGCCAAACCCGATGAAAAGCCCTGCAAGTTTTATGGAATAGACTTAGAACAATGGACTAGAGACACCGTTGAAACAATTAAAAAATACACAGACAGGCCCGTAGAAATACGTGAACGTGCCCCTAAGCGCATTGATCGAACAATCGGTAACACACTAAAACAGGCCCTTGATGATGATGTATTTGCGTTAGTAACTTTCAACTCCAATGCTGCTACAGAGGCAATTATGTATGGCTATCCCGTGTTTGTACTAGCACCCTGCAACGCTGCCAAGCCGGTAGCTGCTACCGATTTGAGTCAAATTGACAAGCCTTACTATCCGGATCAAGATAAATTATATAGCTGGGCTTGCCATTTAGCCTATGGTCAATTTCATAATGACGAATTACGGACTGGATCTGCATTAACAATGATACAAGGAAATTTATGAAAGTTTTTGTTGGATATGATCCACGAGAAGATATCGCTTATCGAGTGTGTGAATACAGTATTAAAGCTAGAAGCCTCGGTGTTGAAGTCATTCCTCTCAAACAATCTGAATTAAGAGAAGCAGGCATCTATACTAGACAACCAGATGCGTTGAGTTCAACAGAATTTACATTTACTCGATTTCTCGTACCTTATCTAACAGGATATAAAGGATGGGCAATTTTTGTCGACTGTGACTTTCTATTCCAATGCGATGTTACAGAAATATTCAATGCGGCCGACGATCGATATGCCGTTATGTGTGTAAAACATGAGTATACTCCACAGGAAGGCGATAAAATGGACGGCTGTAAACAAATGCCGTATCCGAGAAAAAACTGGAGTTCGATGATTCTATGGAATTGTGGCCATCCAGCTAATGCTGAACTAGAACCTCGGGTAGTTAATAACGAAGTCAATCTTGGACAATATTTTCACAGATTCATGTGGCTACCTGACGAGTTAATCGGGGAGTTGTCTTATCAATACAATTGGTTAGTAAACTGGTATCACGAACCACAAGACGGTTATGCCAAGGCTATTCATTATACAGAAGGAGGCCCGTGGTTTGAAAATTATAAACACTGCGAGTACGGGTATCAATGGGCAATTGAACATGCAGCAATGATAGAGTCGTCGAAGAAGGCACCGGCGTCCGGGCCGTTCGATCATATACCGGCAGATATTGAAACTGTTTTTAAAAAAATATTAAAGTATAGAGTCGACCCATCTGGAGAGATTTATAATACTACCGTTGACGATGTAATTGAGGATATTAAAATGTTAGACAACAATGCAGCAGTGGCCGTTGACGGCGGCCGTGATCCTAATGACGGTAAAGGTGTAGGTTGGGATCCGTATATGGAATCTTTTATTCTCGGCTGTGGCGGACAAATCACAAACTATGATAAAATCGCAGAGTCAACAACCCCTGTGGTATTTAGAGGTATTACTAAAGCTAAACACATGCGAGCGTGTGAAGAAAACGATCGAGATTACTATTATATTGACACTGGATATTTTGGCAACGTTCGTAAAAAATTCTTCCATAGAATCACCAAGAATGCCATGCAGAATACTGGGCCTGTTATTGAAAGACCGTTTGATCGATTAGAAGCAACAGGATGGCATCGTAGTAAATTTAAAAAAGGAAAAAACATTTTATTGTGTCCACCAAGTGCAAAAGCTATGAGTGCATTTGGCCTAGATCTTGAAACGTGGATGCAAGAAACTATTGCAACAATTAAAACATACACTGATCGACCTATTATAGTTAGAAATAAAGTTAGTCGTCGTGAGAGAACAGCAACAGACACCATGGAGATGGCTTTGTCCAGGGATATTCATTGTTTAGTGACATTTAATAGCATTGCTGCAACTGAGGCAGTATTGTTAGGTAAGCCAGCGTTTACTCTCGGGCCTAATGCTGCACATGCTGTTAGTTTATCGGATCTTTCACAGATTGAAAAACCAAAAATTCCAACAGCAGAAGAAGTTGAAGCCTGGGCAGCTCATCTGTCATACTGTCAGTTTTCGGAAGCAGAAATGAGGGACGGCACTGCTTGGAGAATCTTAAACGATGATGATGTGACTCTCTGGCAACCCGAGTAAGGATAATAATGTTCGACGTTGTTGTTTACCTAAGTTCCTTACATAAACAAACACCTGGTAGAAAGGTGGATACTCTTACAGCATTTGCTGACGGGGCAAGGCTGCAAGGAGCTCGTGTACACATTGAAACTCGATACACTATCCAGTCTGCAAAATTAGCTGTCATCCTTGGCTGGCCAAGTCCAATCCAAACAACTGAAAATATTAAATTACGTGCTAAGATAGTCGAGCATCAGAGGCAGCAAAACAATCACATCATGGCCATAGACGCTAACTGTTTCAAATTCAAAGATCTTGACAGCAAATATCTAAGATACAGTATCAACGGTGTTGATTACGATTCCAGCGAATACGCTAATAAAAACTCTGACTCTTCTCGTTGGGATATTTTATCCAGTGATATTGGACTAGAAATGAAAGACTGGAAACGACACGGAGAATATATTTTATTCTTAGTGCAACGTGACGGCGGATGGAGTATGAAAGGTCAAAGTCCTGTAGAATGGACAAGACAAAAAATAGAAGCAGTAAGAAAAGTATCTAATCTTCCAATTGTGCTTAGACCGCATCCAGGAAAAATAGCAGATCTAAGACCACTGTTACGGCCCGGAGTAACAATCAGCGACAGCACCAAGATTCCGATAGAACACGATCTAAGACGTGCCAAGGCAGCATTTGTGTTTAACAGCAGTAGCGGAGTTGCATCAATCTTAGAAGGTGTTCCGTTATGGGTTGATGACAGCAGTAGTGTGTGTTGGGATGTTGCCAATTATAATATTGGGGATATCAATTATCCTAAGTTAAATGATAGAAGTCAGTGGATTAATGATCTTGCTGCGTGTCATTGGACTGATCAAGAAAGTCGACAAGGCCTTGTTTACAAACAGTTCTTGCCTTACTTAACGTAGTTTACCAATAGCAGTATCTAGTGCATCACTAATGTGCTGTATCGGAAACACTGAAAATAATTTATCAACATTCATCACACAATTAGATCTTGGAGCAACTGTGGCTGCTTTAAATTCTTCTCGTGTAAACCATTCTTTATCTAATTTAAGTTGATCCGCAACCTGTTTAGTAGTAGCAGATCCCGGATTAC